AACAGGTACAAAGGAACAAACTAAAATTGAAAAAGAGAACGCTGATGAGAGAGCTAAGAATGCAGCAGATGCAGCAGCCAAAGCCAAAGCAGCTAGAGAGAAAGCAGAAGCAGAAGCTGAAAGAATAAGACAAGAAAACTTAAAGAAAGCTGAAGCGGCAAATGCAGTTGAATTAGAAGCATTCAAAGCTACACTTACAGAAAGAGAGAGATTAGAATTTGAAGCAGGAATAAAATTAGCTGAACAAAGGAAAGTACTTGCTGAAGCAGGTAGAACTGATATGACTGCTATTGAAGAGCAGTATCGTATTGCACTTGCAGAAATTAAAAAGAAGTACGATGATGAGGAAGCTAAGAAGCAAGAAGAGAAAGATAAGAAAGATGCAGAGAATCTTAAAAAGAAATTAGAAGAAGAGAGAGGTATAATCCTTACAAACCTTCAATCTAAATTCGAAGATTTAGATAGAGAGAACGCAAGAATAGATGGTGATTTTGCAGCAGATTTAGAAAGATTAGCACAACAAAGAGATATACTTGCAGAGCAAGAAAGAACTGAATTAGCTAATACTGAACTTACCGAATTCCAAAAAACGGAAATCAGAAAGAAATATTCAGATGCAAGAATCGCTATAACAAACCAAGAGATTGCTACTGAAAAAGCAGCAGCACAAGCTAAGCATGAAATCAATATGGCTTACTTGGGATTGTTTGAACAATTCGGAAACGTATTAGGACAAGTAGCAGGTAAGAATAAAGCCCTAGCAATCGCTGGTATTGTAATATCACAGGCAGCAGCAATTGGACAAATCATAGCAAGTACAGGTATTGCAAACGCAAAAGCACTTGCAGTATCTCCATTAACATTCGGTATGCCGTGGGTAGCAATTAATACTATATCAGCAGGTTTAAGTATTGCATCCGTAATTGCAGGAGCAGTTAAATCAATACAACAAGTGAATCAAGCAGCATCGCAAGCTGGTGTAACCGGCGGTGGTGGTGGAGGTTCAGTTGGAGGAGCAGCACCTTCTTTACCAAAAGTTGGAGGAATGGCAGCACCGCAAGTACAAACACAGGGTGGAAATAATCCATCATCACAAATTGCACAAACAATAGCAATGTCTCAACAAAAGCCAACAAGAGCATATGTAGTTGGACAAGATATATCATCACAACAAGCGCTTGATAGAAGAACTAACGTTGCAGCTACATTTAGTGGTGGATAAAATATTTTTTAAATGTTAAATAGATATGATAGATAATATAGAAGAATTATACGAACTGATATTACAAGATGATGAGGATGGTGTATTTGCTAATTCATTAGTAGAATCTCCAGCCATTGAAAGAGATTTCGTTTGGTTAAACAAAGAAGTAGCATTTCAATCAGTATCTGATGAGAAGCAATTAGTTGCCGGTCCTATATTAGTTCCGAATAAAAAGATACTTCGTATAGATGGTGAAGGTAAAAGATATTCAGTATTTTTTACACCTGAAACAATCGAAATGGTTGCCAGAAAGTTTATGAAAAACAAATATGGTGATGAAGTAACATTAGAGCATGGTAATAAAACAGCAGGAGTTTATTTAACAGAGAGCTGGATTATAGAACAATCTGCAAAAGATAAAAGTAATATTTTCGGGTTTACACTGCCTCGGGGCACGTGGTTCGGAGTATATAAAGTAGAAGATAAGGGTATTTGGGAAAAAGTTAAAGATGGTACATTCAGAGGATTCTCAATAGAGGGTTTATTCGAACATAGAAAGAGTAACCTTAAATTAAGTTTAGATAAGCATATAGACAATTTAAGCGAAGATGAGGTGGAAGTATTACTTTCACAAATTAAGTCGCTTATATTAGAAAAGAATGGGGTAGAATTGGAATCTTATACAGATTATCCACAATCAGCTACCAACAATGCAAAAAAAGCATTAGATTGGGCAGATAAAAATGGATGGGGACCCTGCGGAGAAGCAACAGGTAAGCAAAGAGCTAACCAACTTGCCAATAGAGAACCGATAAGTAGAGATACGATAGCAAGGATGGCTTCATTCAAAAGACATCAGCAGCACAAAGATGTGCCCTACTCAATTGGATGTGGTGGATTGATGTGGGATTGTTGGGGTGGAACATCAGGTATAGAATGGGCAATAAATAAATTAAAAGAAATTGATTTAGAAGCACAACCATCAATCACATCGACATACCCTGGTCAGATAGCTAAAAAGAAAAAGGATGACAAGTAATTCCGTACATAGCAAATTACAAAACTTTATTTCAGCAGAAATTAGTTTCTCTGAATTTGAAGATATACTAAAGAATCAGGCAACTGCATCTAACCCTGTTAGAGTAGGTTGGATAACTGAAACAGGTAGAAAAAGATATTACGATATGTATTGGATAGATGGACCTATTGGTGATGGTATTGCCGGAGGTTCTGATAGTAAAGCAATGATGGATATGTTTAATGTACCCGTTGTTGGAATAGATGGTGATTGGAGAACATTGGACTTCAATACCGTATACAAAGTAAGATTTAATAATAAAACATTTAAAGTAAATAACTAATGCCATTAGACCCACCAAAAGCAGGAGAAAGCAGAGATGCATATTTAAACTATTGCATACCAATTGAGGTACAATCAGGTAAAGAAGTAGAACAAGCTACAGCCATTTGTATTTCGTATTATGATAAAGATAAGATGAGTAAAATGAAAGATACTGCATCTAAAGTAATGGCTAGTGTAGCCTATAATACTAAATTTATGGGTATCAACCTAATGGCTGAAGAGGGTGAAGACCCTTGTTGGGCAGGATATACTCAATACGGAATGAAGGATGATGGAGGTAGAGAAGTACCTAATTGTATACCTGATAAAGAATAATAATATGGAACAAAGAATATTTGATTTAGAACTAAAGATGGAACATGCTCAAAGAGATATCGAAGAGTTGAAAGAGTTAATAAAAAAACTTTCATTTTCAATTGCGGATTTACAATTACAAATCATTGATTTAATAGATAGTAAGTAAAGTAAAGAGAATAAACAAAGAACCCCACAACCAATTAAGGAAGTGGGGTTTCTTTTATCAATCAACAAAAATTATTTTAATTGTTTACTTAACTTTTTTATTTGAGATAGAATAAAAGTTTTACGATACTCTAATACTGATACTTGAAATAGAATTTCCTGTGTACCTTTTGAACTACTTACTACTTCTCTTATTTGATTATCGACTGATAATCTTTCGGAATGCAACCATAATTGCAATTGTTCTTTTCTGATACTTAATTGTGCGCTCATAACTTATTTGTTTTAGGGTTTAATTATTTAATTGATTCATCTATTTGGATTTGTAACCAATCTCTACGGAATACTAATCCATTGTAATATCCATTGGTTTTCCATACCTCTAATTCATTGGCTGGAGATTGTGTAGATAACTTATGGATTTCCATAGTTACTTCCGTTAATTGATTTACTAAATACTGATTTAGGTAATTATTATTTTGATTACTCATAACTGATTGTGTTTGGATTGTATCCCATTCCGGATGTTGATTGTTAAATTGATATATGTAAATATACGAAATATTTTACACATTTCCTAATGTTTTATAAAGTATTTTTTAGATTTTTATAAGGCATTGAGTATCAACACGTTACAAAACATTGGAAATCAATGAGTTATGATAAATGTGATAAGCGGTAAATATAGATGATGAATGGTAATAAAAACCCCATAGAACTGGCACGTCGCTATGGGGTTTAATATATTGTAGGTAATAGAACTGCGAATATATATATAAATTGTGCCGCAGTGTGAATATTAATCTATTACCATATTATAACAACTATCTCAAAAAAAGTTGTAACAAAATTGTTGTTTGAGTTTTTATTATGATATATATTATTGTAAAGAAATTATATTACTATATTTGGAAATGTAAAATATTTGTGGTATATTTGTAATAACAAATCAAAAAAGGACACAATGTGAGATGTTGTGTAAAGATAACGGAAGAAATTCCAAAACAAACCCCAAAGAATTAGGTAATCTCACTGCCTGATTCGGAGGGGTTTTTATTTAATATGAAAAAACAATATAAGTTTTTAGAAAAGGAGAATTGGTTTAAGCATGATTTCCGTAGTAGGGAAGATAAGAAACTAATTAAATTAAAGATGAAATACAAATCATCAGCACCTATTGGTATATTCTGGCAATTATGCGAAATGATTTATGAAAGCGCTGGGTTGTTAGATTATGATATTGATGTCATTGCATATAGTTGTGGTGATTCAGTAGAGTTAGTTGAAGATGTAATTAAGATGTGTTTTATTATTACCGATGATAGCTATCTTACACACAAAACCATTATTGAACAATTGGATGAAAGAGATGTAGCATATACAAAATCAGTAAGTAGTGGAACAAAAGGTTCGGATAAACGATGGGGTAAGAATAGGGATACTAATGGTGACCCTATACCAACCCTAAAGTTACCCAATAGTAAGACAATAGGGTCTAATACCAGAGTAGAGAGTAGAGAGATTAAAGTAGAGAGTAGAGAGTTAATAGATAAAGATAGACTACTTGCTGTATTAAATGCTCCTGAATTACCTCAAATTGAAAATACTGAAATTGATTATATGATTGATGAAAGTGACTATGAAATAACTAAACCAATGTTAGATAGAGTAGTTAATAAATTTATAGCAGTAGATAATAGATTTAAGTTACAATCAGTAATGAGAGAAATAGATGAGGACTATGGTGGATTTGATAATGTATTAGAATTATATCTACCCAATGATACATCAGCACAAAAGAATTATAAAAACAAATTAAACGAATTTAACAATGGAATTTTTTCAAAGTAAACAAAAGACAGAATTAGAGATATTAGAATCAGAAATTAAATCTGCTGAGATACCTCACATAGAAGGAATTATAGTTGATGAGAATCATAAGCTATCTAAAGATGCTATATTTGGTAATGAATTAGCAAAAGATAAATCAGCTTGGTACAAATACTTTGGTTTATAAAAAATAATTTATCTAAAACAGCTTTAACAGTTTTTATTTATATATTTATTGATATAAATTATTTGGTAATCTAAAATAAATTTATTATCTTTATAAACAATTAAATCATTTGGCACAATGACAAAACAATGTAATCGATGTGGTAATGTAAAAGAAACCACACAATTCTCTAAATCTAGAGCAAACAAAGATGGATTGCAGTATCAATGTAAAAGATGCAATTCTAAAACCAATCTCGATTTCAGAACTGATAAGCCAGAGCATCACGTCTTATGGCAAAAGAATAATCACAAGCAACACCTTCGTAATGTAGCAAGACATAGAAAAGCTGACAAGCCAGGTAAGATATATTCTATTACTAACCCTGATGGGTTTGTGTATATTGGAATGACTCAAACTCCTTTTAAAGTTCGTTTAAGTGAACATAAAAAACAATACAGAAGAGATTTAGGTAATATCCCAGCTTTACATAAATCATATGATGTGTATGGATATGATAATCATAAAGCAAATGTAATATTAGAATTGGAAGGAATTGATAGAGTTCAGTTAGGTTTCATAGAAACTACATTCATTCAGTTATACAAAGAGTTAGGTAAATCGCTAAACGTTAAAATAAAATAAAAGTTATGAAAGAAGAAAAGAAGTACGCAATGCTGCAGTTAGATGTAGAAGTACATAAACAATTAAAAGAATATTGTAAAGGAAATGGATTTATAATGTCGACATGGGTTGCAAATCTAATTAAGAAATCACTTAAAGGGAAATAATATGAAATGTATATGGAGATTTGGAACGTGGTTAGAAGGATTAATATCAGTATTAACACTAGGTCACGGAACTCAATTAGCAGGATGGGTAGCTTGGACATTCTTTAAGAATCCAGATTGTGGCTGCACCCGCAGAAAAGAATATTTAGATAACCTGTTTGGATGTACAAACGGAATAAAATTATAAAACAAATGACATTAAGTGAATACTACGATTCATTAGAATCAAAATCAGATAAAGGAACTACTCACAATTATATCAATGGATATTATAGTAATGAGTTTACACCAAAAAAAGATATTGAATTATCAATATTAGAATTAGGTTTAGCAGGTGGTGCAAGTATTAAGTTATGGAATGGTTGGTTTACAAATGCAAAAATAATCGGTATAGATATTGAAGATGAGTGTATTGATATGTTTTCAAATGAACCTAACATAATCATACAAAAGCGTGATGGATATTGTGAGGATACTTTAAACGAATGGTCAGATGATATCTTTGATTATATCATTGAAGATGGACCACATAGTTTAGAATCACAAATCTTTAGTGTAAAACATTGGATAGACAAAATCAAATCAGGTGGTAAACTTATTATTGAAGATATTCAAAATACGAATAACTTAAATGCAATAATAGAAAACATAGATAAATCAAAAGCATCATACCATATCTTTGATTTAAGAGAAGATAAAGGAAGATATGATGATATTATCATTGAACTAATAAAACTGTAATATGGATAAGATAAGCATCATAGTTCCAACTCTATGGAAGAGTGCAGGATTTAAAGAAAGATTGATGAACATCTCTGCTTTGGAAAGTGTTGAAGAAATCATTTTAATTGATAACACAATCAATCCACCACATTTAGATATAGATAAATTAAATCATATAAAGGAATATCAAAACACTTATGTAAATCCTGCTTGGAATAAAGGATATGAATTGGCAAAATCTGATAAATTATGTTTTATGAATGATGATGTTGATTTTGATTTAAATTTATTTAAAAATATCCTACCACATATTACAGAAGATAAAGGAATGATTGGATTAAATGAGTATCATGGTAATGGTGTATGGGAAGATGAAGCAGGTTGTGATAGAAGTAGAGCGGATTATCGTAGAGGTAACAGAGGAATGGAATTAAAAGTTTTCCAATTAAATGAAAATAGAAGACCAGGCTTTGGATGCATTTGGTTTATTCATAAGAATTCATATCAGATAATACCAAACGATATGAAAATATGGTATGGAGATGATTGGATTTATTATAAAAGCAATAAACCAAATTGGGCAATGATGAATTTAGATATTATAGGTAAACCATCACAAACATCAGATTTAGAAGAATTCAATACAGTAAAACAAAACGATAAGGGATTATATTACAAATATTTTTAAAATTAAACAAATACAAAATGAGCACACAATTTAAAGTACAAAAAGGTGGATTAGATGATTTCAATGGTAAACCAACACAGCAATTAGATGAGAACGCAGTATATCTTATTGACTTCACAAAGATTACATCAGTAAATGATTTGGTCCTAATCCTCGCATCAGTCGGGTTTAGTTTCTCACCACGTCATCCACACTTCAATAACATCAAACCTTTTTTAGCATTGGATAATCCTATTCCAACTAATCAACCGATACTTCCGAAGAAAGAAGAAATGAAATTACCAAAATTGAAAACCATAAAGTAATGGAAACAGCAACAACAACGATGCCAGATTTTATAACTAAATATCTTCCGTATACTGAAGGGGAGTATAATGAGTTGAAATCTATTATGAAAGATATAGTAAATCATATACCAAACGATAGAATGGGTTGGGTATGGGGTAATCATAATATGATATTAAAAACCAACGAACCTCAACCATGCAGTTGTGGAAGTGCAGCAGCACATTGGAAGAGAGCAGCTGATACAATTCGTAATTTTATTACACAAATAGAATCCCAATCATAAATGATAAATGATATAACGAGTAGTATAGCCGAAGAATGTGAGAAGAGACTCGATACTCTTTATAGAGAATCTCATACATGGTTATTGCAAGTAAGTTATAACATATGTAAGAATAGAGAAGAGAGTGAAGATTTGACAATGGAATTGTATGAGTATCTGATTAAAAAGCAAAACCCAAAGATATTTTATTTAAACTCTTACAATCTTATGTATTGTATGTCGTTTTTGAAACATAGATGGATAAACAAAACAAAGAAGCTGAATAGAATTACATATGTGGGTGAGTTCCAAACAAATGAGCCTGATGAAGTTTATGATGTTGATAGAGATATGGCTATAATGAAGGCACATGAAGAAGTACAAAGTGAGATAAAGAGATTAAAGAAAACAAAACACTTTGCACCTGCTATGATATATGAAATGTATTGGGCTTCAGAAGATACTCTACAAGAATTAGCAGATAAGATAGGGATTTCAAAATCGACTTGCTTTATACACATCAAAAAGATAAGACAACATTTAAAAAAAGTTATAGATAATCCATTCAATGTTTAACAAAAAGAAATTCAATAGAAAAGAGGGAGAGAGTAGAGTATGTAATAGATGTGGTGTAACATTCCATACAATGAAACCAAGATGGACATGCTCTCCATGTGTTAACAAACAACATAGAATAGAAAGAAACATCGAACTTGGTAATGGAGCAACTGATGCATATGCTGAAAAAATGGGTAGAAAACCCGACTTGGAACGAAAAGTTTTTGATGATAGGAGAAGAGAGTGGAATAGAAAGAGTAGTTGGTTACAAAGAAATGTAAAAGATAGAACTGAATGGCAAGCATTCTTTAAAAGTGAGTTTGAAAGAATAAGAAACGATGAACCACTTTGGAGAAGTCTGACTAGGGAAACATTAGGTATGACAAAACCTAAATCTACTGAAGAAAATAAATTACCGGTAGGAAGGCCATCTGAAACCAATAATCATCCAATGACATGGGAAGATTTCGAAGCAGGTGGTTGGAACTTACCAGAAGATGATTAGAAATGAATTCAATACACCCTCAAATGATACCAATAGAAATACCATATAGTGAAGTAAGAGGAAAACGTATCGAGTTTGAATTCAATAATCATTTACTAATGGCATGGTTGTTTATAGTATATGATGATGATGTGATTAAGATATGGGAGTTTCAATTTGAAGAGGTTTAACTACAAACGGATTGCAGGTTGTTAAAATAACATAGGTAAACATTTAGATATGCCATTCGTTAAAGGAAACAAATTAGGAAAAGGAAGACCAGCAGGACAACTCAATAGGTCAACCGAACAAGCTAAACTTGCTGTTGCAAGATTAGCTAATAGTGGTTTAGATGCATTAAGAGAAGATTTAGAAAAGATTAGGAAAGAAGACCCGTTGGAAGCAGCGAAGATATATCTGAAGCTAATAGAATACATCGTACCAAAGAAAGCATCAATAGAACTAAGCGGAGAGATACATCAACGCATTCAACAAATATCAGTAAACATACAAGATGGAACTCAACATCAACACATCAAAAACGTATAAAGATATTGATGGTAGTAAGCGTATATGTGTTCTCCAAGGAGGGACGCGTAGTGGAAAAAGTTATTCAGCATTGCAATGGATATTGGTAAAGGCATTAAGTGAACCTAATATGGTGTTCTCTATTGTCCGTAAATCATTTCCATCAATGCGTGTTAGTATTATGAGAGATTGGGTTGGTATTCTAAAAGGCTTAGAGATATGGGATGAGAACCGATGGTCTGCTACTGAACATATGTACACATTTGATAATGGTAGTATGGTAGAGTTTATGTCAATCGATAGTTCTGAAAAGAGAAAGGGTAGTGCAAGAGATTACCTATTCGTAGATGAAGCAAATGAATTAAGTAGA